GAATTATAAAATGTCGTAGCTTTGTGGACAATCATCTCTCGAACCATGCCAACAGTTGACCAGTTTGTACCAGCGGTTCCGCAGCTTACAATTCCGTTTACTCCCGCAGCTAATTTTAGTTTAACACCAACTGGGTTTCCGTTTATTGTATTGCTGCCGTTTGCTTTAACATACATTTCTACAGCAGATTCACTGGAAAACACATAAAACAAACCAGTCGCTGTAGCGGGCAGATTAATTATTTTTGTGGCAGTTGCGGTGACGCGAATGAGGTTGCCGCTTTGCCCAGCATTTAGCGTTGCAGCGGAACCATCGCTTCCTGACAATGTAACCGTGCTTGCCGCAAACGCACCGCCAGCATCAGCCCATTGCGCCGTTCCAGAACTAGCATATTTTAGAACTTGGTCTGTTGCTCCGCCAGTAGGAATGTGATTGTTTCCAGCACCTGTTGGATGAACGAAAGTTGTAACGTGACTGTTAGTTGCTGCGTCTCTTGCTCTAGTCATTTATAAATTCCTTATGTCAAATAGCGGATTATAACGATGCCTGAACCGCCAGTACCGCCAAGCTTCTGCGTGGTCGCGCCACCACCACCAGAACCAGTGTTTGCCCCTGCAGCACCACCATTGACGAGAGATGAGCTTATCGGACTTCCACCACTATTCCGCGCACTTGCGCCACCAGTTCCAGAAGTTCCATTACCATTGTAATGAGCAGCACCCGCACCACCACCGCCGATACCGCCGTTACCACCAGTTCCTCCCAACGAGGAACCACCACCACCAGCAGCATAATAATAATTATTACCGTCGATATTTATCTGTAAGCCAGCACCACCCGCACCCGATGGTGTACTTTGACCACTGGGAACAACTCCAACAGCCCCCGCGCCACCACCACCAGCAGTAGCGTGTTGACCATTATTATTCCAAGTAATCGGACCGCCACCGTCATTACCCTGACCAGATATTCCCGTTCCAGCAACACCATTTGAATTGTTAAGCACGAAGGCGGCACCACCGCCTGACCCACCATTACCCGCAACATTAGTTTGTGATACAGAACCAACACCGCCGCCTATTGCAGTCAATCCTAGTGCACTTGAATTTGAACCGTTGGTAGGTGCCACACTGTACGAAGGAGCCGTGCCACCTGCGCCAACAACGATAGGATAAGTGCCGCTAATAACGGATAATGCAGTCCCGCCAACATTTTGTAGCAAGCCTCCAGCACCGCCGCCGCCGCCTGCTTCGGTACCGCCAGAACCACCCCCTGCAACAACTAAGTATTCCATACCTTTTGTTGCAGTCGTTACAAAATTAGCCGTCGATAGAAACGTATGTACAGTGTAGCTACCAGATGTAGAAACAATGCCACCAGTTGCGGAAAATGGTGCTATGTTTCCACCCGTAGTACGTCCAATAGGAACCCATACGTTAGCGTTATTTGTAGCATCAGTACAAACAAATGTTTCGCCGTTAGTCGTGTTTACCCACATGTGGCCTATGGCTAATGGGTTAGTGGTAATAGCTGGATTTCCGCTGTTAAGCGTGTGAGCAAAACCTACCGCTGGACTAGCCCATGCAGCCGCGCTTGCGCCACTATTGACTGTAAGAACCTGATTTGCAGAACCAAGTGTGGCTGGTAAAGCTACCTTGCCCGTTGTGCTTATTGTTCCCGTAACTGCAACATTGCCAGCAAACGTCCCGCCCGTTGAAGCAGGAACCGTGTCAGCCGCCGTAAACGATTTAAACGCTACAACTGCTAAATGGTCATTGAGTGCCGCGCCAGATGCCAGCACAATCGACGTTCCGCTGCTGGAAGTGTAATCCGAGCCGTTATCTAACACGATACCATTAAGCGTAACAATTAAATTTCCAGCCGCATACGCAAGAGTTGCTGAGTTGTTATCTGAGCCGCTAAAAGTAGTCTGTCCAGCCGTTGCCGTGTACTCATAGTCTAGCAAACTAATTGAACCAGCCGATGAAGCGTTAATCCAATTCGCCCCGTCATAAACTTTCATGCCATTACTGGTCGAATTAAAGTAAAGCGCACCAGAAACTAACGCATTACCGTCATTATCCACAGATGGTTCGCTAGACTTGCTTCCCAAATAACGGTCATCAAATGAATCCAGAGCAGTAGCCGCAGCCGCCGCTGAGTTAGCTGCCGCTGTCGCACTATTTGCAGCCGCCGTTGCATTACCCGCCGCCCCAGCCAAAGAACTTGAGACACCCGCAACCGTATTTATGTTAGCAATATTTGTTGCATTGGTGTTTACGCTGGAAATATTACTAGCAACTGTCGATAGATTACTTGAAGAAACAGCAATAGTATTACCCATTCCGTTTCCATGCACACTACAAGCGTAAACCAAAGCAGCTGGTGCATCAGCCGCAATCGTAAATGTCACTTTTGCCCCTGACGTACCCGCCGTTCCCGTAGTAACGACACCCGTCGTGTACCCCGCCCCCGCACTTGTTTTAAATATTAATGGGTGTCCAGAGTTTGAACTGTTGGATAAATCAAAAGTGTATGTGTTTCCGCGAAACAAGCTAAGAGTTGGTGCCGCTACCCCATCTATATGGAATTTATTAGTACCACCAACAGAGGCAACCGTAACAGCAAAAGTTGTTATTGTGCCTAACGCACTAGCTAGTGAGTTTACGTTAGTTATGTTGCCGCTTACAGTATTTACGTTTGTTACCGCCCCAGAAACAGTAGTAACAGCACTGACCGCCCCTGCTACTGTAGCTATGTTTGAGATAACGCCTGTAGCCGCTATGTCATCCATGTTGGAGACATTACCGCTAGTGCCTAGAAGACCAAGCTCAGTGTTTTTACCTGCGACTGTGTTGACGTTAGTTACGGCACCCGCAACAGTATTCAGGTTAGTTACGGCACCCGCGACTGTGTTGACGTTACTGACGGACCCCGCCACGGTGTTTAGGTTCGTGGTATTGAGGTTGTTTAGTTGTGTTTTGTCACTTGTAGATAACCAAGTGTTTTCTAGGTAATTCTTGGTAACAGCATCTTGGGCATTTGTGGGGTTTGTTACGTTCTTAATAGGTTTGCTTTGGGCTTCCCACTTAGCATCAGTGCCTAGGATAATCGACTGTGCCGCTGTGTCTGCGGCTTCCTGTGCAATAAAGAAAATCTGGTCAGCGGAGTTATCCAAATCGGCTTCCGAGAGAACGGACCCATCCTGAAAATCCACAACCCTAGTTGCCGATGGTGTTGTACGGCTAATCCTTATGACCGCCCCGTTTGCAGGGTGACTTACAAAGACAATGGATTGTGTGGTTGCAAAGCTCCAATGGGTAGTTAGGGTTTGCACCACCCCGTTTACAGTCACACCTATGTCTGTCTGGTTGAGATAAGGGAAACTGAAGGCTAGAGCCTGACTAGCAGACCCATTCGATGTTATTTCTACATATGAATTTGGCATGTTTGTTACCTATTAGTTTCCATTAAGCGTGTACCCGCCCTGTTGTTGGCTTTCCTGTTGCGTACTTCGGAAGATAACTCAGGGTATTTCTCAAACACTTTTAGCTTTGCTGCCTTTCTGTAAGCAGACAGGACCTTGCTAACTACTTGTATTTCTCTGGTTTGAATTTGACCGTCATAGGCACTTTCTTCATTCCTTCGATACTGAGGGTCACGCATTACAGCCTCTAGTGTTTGCATGAGGTTACGCCCCGTTTTAGGGTCACGAATATTACCCATGAGTTGATTGAAGTCAGAGTATTGTTCGCTGTTAAGAAGGACCTGTTGGATACGTCTTGGTGGTCCTTTAAATGGGTAATTCAAACGCACCAACTCAGACCCTACAAGCTCCGTAGTTTTATTAGGAACAATGGGAAATCCTGAAGAAAAAGCATCTGGGTTCTTGATGATTTCCCCAGTAAGCCAGTTGTACTTTGGAGGTAGGTTATCAATGTAGGACGGTAGGCGTCTTTGGATTTTATCTATAAATCCTACAGCTTCCGAAAGTTCTGGGTGTTCCCCTGAAAGCTGTGAGAACCCTTCAGTCACTTGAAGTGGTGCTATGGGTACAAAAGACGCCCCCATGTTTTCAATGATGCTGGTTAGTTTTGCTAGTTGCCTTGGGTCATCTGTCTGTAGTCCTTCCAGAAGATTAGCTATACCTTGGAAATACGCTTTATCCTGTAGGGTCTTGGACATAGCAAAGATTAACGATACGGCTAATTCCGCAACTTCAGGGAGTGTGTCTTCCCCATCCATTAAGTCACCAACAATGTTGTTTCGGTTTACCATTGTTAGGTGTTTGGTCATGTCGAACAGGTTTGCCATTGCGCCAATGGGCATAAAAAGGGGGTCAGCACGATTATAAGAAACCCATGAGTCACCCACTCTAATGCTGTAGGGTTGGTTTCCTGCGGCTCTCCAAAGTCTGTTTTGGTCTACTCCCGCTGGTCCCGCACCTGTAATTTTGCCTTCCAATGTGGAAAAATAAATACCGCCAATAAAGGTAGTACCTAGCGCAAGCCGTCCGTGCATTTGCGCTATTTCTTCGGGTGTTCCGTTAGCCAGCGTTTCCTTCATGGTTTTAGACATAAGGTGAAGCAAAGGCGTCCTTTGTACCGCCCTCACAATTAGGTTTGTAGGGGTACGAACAAACGGCAAGAAAAGCTGCAAACTAGGGTGGTTTTGTGTGGCTCGTTGGAGGTCCAATGCTTTAGACCCCTGCCGTAATTCTTCCGTAAATGTAACCTCTCTGGCAT